TGTGGTCATCTGATCCCACATGCTTTTTTTGATATTTTCAGTAAGCGCAGCTAATTCATCAGCTTCTTTTTTTCTTAGCTGAGACTTTATTATTTCTGCTTCAATAAGTGATGTCACGTTTGCATCAATAAATCTTCTTTCAGAATCATATCTTTCTTTTATAAGCTGCTCTTCTGACTTTAATGAGTCTTTGATGGATTGAAGTCTATCTCTTCTCTCATCTGCATCTGAATTCTGATTCAATGCAGAAAGACCATCTTGTAGCTGCCTATTTATCTTTAAAATAAGATCAGCTTTTTGTTTTTCATCATTAACTAATGCAGCAACTATTTCTTTTCGTTCTTTCGACTGAGCAATTAAAGCCTCTCTTTCGCTTCTTAATGAACTTATAAGTTTGTCTAGGTCATCCTGATCATATTTAGCCTTTATACCAAGTTTTTCATCACGCTGGCGAATCAACTCAGCTATTATCTTATCTGCTTGTGCTTTTACTTGTGCCGATTCAACTATGTCCCTAGCTTTTCTTAGCGCATCAATTCTGTCATTATATTCTTTTTCAATTTTAAGCTTTTCAAATGTCTTGTACTTTTCTGTATCTATTAGTTTATTCGCCGCTTCAATTGTTTTTCTTGATATTTCTCTTTCCTTTTCTGCCTGCTTGTTAAGTAATTGATTCAAATATTCGACATTACTTCTTATCTGTTTAGCTATAGTTTCTTGTTCGGATATTATCTGATTTAATGTTTTTCCGCTCTGATCACCTATCCCATCTATTATAGTATCGCCAGAAACACCAAGGTTTGATAAACCTTCTATTGTGCTCCCAAGATCAAAATATTCTTCTTTAAGTTTTTTTATTACATCTGTCTGCGTATGTATTTCACCAGAAAGCTGATCAAGCGATAGCGCATCTGGAAATGTCCCAGATGCAGCAACAACTGCGGAAAGTCCACTAAATGATTTTCTAGCTTGCTCTAGCTTCAATATTAATTCTGCAACGGCAAAAACTGCAAGAGCTAGGCCGCCCGCTGGATTGGCAAAGAACAAAAACGCCTTTGCAAGCCTAGTAGCTGCAATTGCAGCAAAAATAGCAGCCCTTCCAGCAGCCAATACTCTTATTGTAAACTTCACCAAGGCAACAACACCGAAAGATAATATTGCAACACCTACGGTCTGCATCGCTGATGCAACCTTGTCAGCAAATGAGTCGAAATTCTGAGCAAGGTCATCTATTCTTAGTGCAAGTCCAGAGGTAAATCCAGTCGCATCATCCACGGCTCCTATGTAGTTTTCCAGAGATGCTTTTAGATTACCAAATGCTTTCGCTACAGTTACATTGACGTTTCCATATTGGTCATTAACAGTTTGAAATTGAGATGCTAAAGCTGAGAGAAGCATATCAATATCTCCAAGACCTTCTTCAGAGAAGGTTTTTAAGATTTTAATGGCAGTCACACCAGAGGCTTCCATGTTTCTAAATTCATCTGAAACCTCTCTTAATCCGTTTGCAAGAACATCCCTTAATCCTGGAGCTTGTTCGAAAATGGAGTTTAATTCTTGCGAGAATCCTGTTGTAAATCCAGATGATATTATCTGCGTAAACTGACGTAACGCACCCTGTGCTTCCTGAGCATTTGAGCCGCCAATCTGAATTGCCTTGTTTACCGTCTCTGTTATCCTAAAAAGTTCTTCTTGAGACACTTTTGTTCTATCAACAGAGCTTGCAAGTCTTAAATATAAGTTTGCGTTTTCTTGCAGGCTGGTTCTAGTCTTTAATGAGACATCAACCAATCTCTTCTGAACATCAGCAAGCTTTTCACCTTCAACAAGAGTGATGCGCAATTTGTTTTGAAGCTCGTTGAAGTCGTCGGCTAACTTTATGCCGGTAATGATGGTCGCAGCACTTGCTATTTTTGCAAGCAATCCGCTCATGGCGTTTAATGATCTATTAACACCTATGATCTTGCCGTTTAGATTTGATTGGTTGCTAGAAAGCCTGCTTGTTGAAGATGATGTTCTATCAGTAGCGCCTGCTGTTGCATTAAGCTTCCCAACAAGCGCATCTATTTGCCTCTTTGCATCTGAAGCATCAACTGTAACTTTAATTTTTTTTTCGATAGCCATAGAGATGCCCAATAATATAATTCGTCATCCAATTATATCATTTTTGGGCAGATCTATTCTTTTCTCTTTGCTTTGCGCAATGTGTTATGTACGTATCATCAATGACGAACGCTATTGCAGCTAAATCCCTGACTGGGACTGGGGACGGCCTGTATTCAAGAAGCTCCTTAACATCTCGCCAAGTCAACTTTTTAATAAGCCCACTCATGTGATCAACTTCGCGGGCTTCTATTGTTGAGTAGTACCATCCAGCACATAAATCAACAAGATCATTTGATTCTGGTTCTTTTAACATTCCAGACTTAATTAGCTTGTCGATTGCGTGCTTCTTCTCAGATGCAACAAAAAGCTGATGACTTACTACTTTTTTGCAACTTCTCGTGATTCTTCAATCTCTTTCTCACGATCACCAGCCATCTCAATTGACTTCCAGTAGAGTACCATGAGCAAGTCATCGTAATCATCATGAGTTAGATACTCAACTGCTGTAGCATCTGAATACTCAAGCTTTTCACCGTCATCAAAGTACATATCATCCCAGCCAACAACGTGAGTTTTTACAAACTCTTTTTTCTGACCAGAAGACAACATTGTGTCTTTCATGCCGTTTGTATACATTGCGAACGAAGTCATTATCTCCTGAGACATTGGCTTCACCTTGAAAGTGACTCCATCAAACTCAACATCTTTTGCACTTCGATCTTTAAAACCAGTTTTAAGTTTACGCATATTTTTCTCCAAAAGTAAAAGGCGTACATTAAGTACGCCTTGCATTATATATCAATTAATTTTATGGTGCAGCGATGAAGTTGAATTCAACCGCATAACCTTCTGGCGTACCAACAGCACCAAATGTACCATTGTTTTGCAGTGTCTCGCCATTGCCAGTATTGTCTCGTGTGAGCTCTGTATACTGAACTGAAGGCATGTTTACAACAAGATAGTTTCCGTCAACATCTTTAAACGTTACGCCAAGGCCAAACAACGTCTCATTGTCACGCTTATTAACTTCAGAATCCGCTGTTGTGGTATTCGTTCCATCAACATAAGACACCAAGCTGCCAGTAACATTTGACTTATCAAATGAAATTAAGCAAGCGCCTTCCTTGCCAATTGCAGGCTGACCATCTGCTCCGTTCTCAATAGAGAATGAGAAGTCGGTATAGCAAATCGATGCCATGTCAGCAGGAATACCATCAACCCAAAACTCAAGCACATCTTTTACCGATCCAGATACACGAGACGTATCAACTGCATTGTCAGTTGATCCAGCAATCTGAGCGATCCCAGAAACTTGACCAAGGCCAATCATGTCGTAAGTTAATGTTACGATTGACTCTGTTGTAAGATTCACATTAAGAGAGTTAATTTGAACACCCTCAAACGTTTTATAAATTGTTCCAGAGTCTGTTGGGATTCGCTTTTGAATAGCAAAGCCTTTCTCGAAGTTTGAATTTCGATATGACTTGCCTGTCAGTGTTGCGGATACCGTTTCATCCACGGGGGCAGGAGAAACGTTGACGTTATCGTCATCCACGACACTTGTAATTCGAAATACTCGATTGTTATTTGCAGTACCGAAAGCACCAACGAACTGACCGACAACTGCGTTAGCAAAAGCACCAACCTGACTAATTGATGAAGTCGCGTTGGTGAAAGTTGTAGATCCTGTAGCGCTTACGACGGCTGCTGAATCAGCTTGCAGCGCGCCTTGAACAAAAGACTCAAGTAGTGGATCAGCGACCGAAAGTTCAGAGTCGATAGAGCCTGAAACATCGGAGCCAGTGATAATGTTATATCCTGGCTGGCGAGATGTTGAAACCATCTCGCTTTGGGTGAATGACTTCTGTATGTCAATATCGCCACCAGTGCGTCGAATTGAACTCCAAGTCGGTGTTGCTGGAACGCCAGCAGAAGGGGTAGACTGTTCTACTGCCCAAAATGATACGGCGTTCCCCTGTATAGAATTTGGCATTTGTAGCCCCTTTTATTAAATTAAACAAACTCAATTATATCATATATACCTAACAACAAATGGATACCGGATTGTCTTCTCGTTCCACTTATTGCTACCGGATGCTCGCATAACGCGAACAATGTC